GGCCACGACGGCGGCCTCATAAGCCGCTTCGACTTTAGGCGGTGCGTTGTTCATCCCTTTGCCTTTTTGATGGCCAGGTTTGCAAGCCGGATCGTGTACGCTTCCTTGGCCGGCACGGTCTTGGCCGGCTGTGCCTGGTACGACCTGGTCGGCCAGGAGATCGTGTACTCGCCAGCGATGGCCCTGGTGTTTTGCCCCATGATTTCTTTGAGAGTCTTTTCAGCGTCGGTGATGGCCGACTCGGCCTGCTTAATCTCAGCTCGGCAGGCTAAGATTTTTTCGACCAACACGCCAGCGTTGTCTGGCATACGCATGGTCTCTTCATTGACCGGGTACTGGCCACGGGTGTCAGGCCAATGCTCGCCTTCCTGGGGCGGGTAGTAGTCCACGACACCGGTCTGCTTCCAGACATCAAGCCGGCGCTGGAAGTCGGTAGCTATCTCAGCGATGCGATCCACGGTGCCCTGGTGCGGGGCGAACAAAAAAATCCTCAGCTGAGTGCCACGGTACAGGGTGCAGATCGCGCCCCACTTTGCGTGAATGATGTCCATCTGGGCCTGTAGCTGGATGGGGCCGCGCCACAGAGGCGGCACGTCTTCAACGTCCATGGCCGTGAGCTTGGCCTCGAGCGCCCCAACCCCGTCCAGCGTGATGCTGTCCTGGCCGATCACATAGATGCCGGCCTCTGGATCAGTGGTAAACACCTGGCCACGGCCATCGCCGGTGCCGTCCAGGCTACAGCACAGCGGCAGGCTGTCGTGGTAGCGGGCCTCGGGGTGCTCGGTCTCGAGGTCTGACAACTCCAGCCGGAAGGCGGCCTCATGCAGGATCAGCGGCTCGAGCTGGTTGCCCCACTCCATGGCCTCTTTGGTCTCGAACTCAAACTCGATGTCCTGGAGGGCCGCGATGCTGTGCTCGAGCTCTTCATTCGCGGTTCGATACTTGCTGATGCCCATGACGGCAGGCAAACGGGAAGCTGACAGCATGGTGTCAGGCGTGACTTTATTGACCATTGGTTTCTCCTTGTGTGGTCAGCTGATAAACCCTTACGACACGTGCGTGCGCTTGGGGGTGGGTGGCCTCGGTAAACCCTACGGCCTGAAATTGTCGCGTCTTGAACACCGCGCCCAAGACCGAAGGATGCATCTGGGCAGGTATCAAAACGTGAGCCCGGACATCATTGATGCTGACGGTTCCCTGCTCCCGGCAGATCTGGGTGGCCACAGCTCGGCACCTGGCCAGGAACTCGGCGTCCCTGACCTGGAACAGATCGAGCTGTGCATCGCGTAGAACTTGACCCTGAGTAGCTTGCATGGCTGGCCTCAGCGGGTCAGATAGATGACCACGGCGGCCACGACTGCCAGCACCATGATGACCAGGTCAGCGGCGGCCACAGAGCGGCGCTCTGTTTTTTTCTCGAGCAGGACACGCTGAAGATTGAGCATGTGCCTGCTTTCCTCGATGTACTTGGGTGGCTCATACCGTGAGCCAATGAGCACCTTGCCGGTGTTGTAGGGGGTAACTGTGGGTTTGTGCATGGTTGTCTCCTTAGATGCGTTTGAGAAGGTTGGCGACCTGGCTGGCGTGCCAGGTGCAATTGCCACGGGGGGTTTCGATGTTACGAGCTGTCAGCACGCCGGCAATGTCTCGCAGGGTGCTGGCGCCAGAACGCTTGATGATGTCGCGGATGATGGGCCCAACGCGCTCTGCATATGCGTCAGCTTTGGCCTGGATCTTGGCCACGCCGATTGCAGATCCTACTTCCGGGGCAGGCGAGCCAAGTGTGCGGCCCTGTGCCTTGACCTGCGCCAGGGCGGCCTTGGTGCGCTCGCTGATCTTGCGAGCTTCCCATTCTGCGAACACGGCCATCATTTGCAGGAAGGTGCGGTCAGCTTCTGGCATGTCGGCGCAGACAAACGGCACGCCAGACTCGAGCAAGCCGGCGATGAAGTGGACGTTACGCGCCAGGCGGTCGAGCTTAGCGATGACCAGGGTGGCCTTGGTGCGCTTAGCTGTAGCCAGCGCCTGAGCCAGCTGGATGCGGTCATTCTTGCGGCCAGATTCGACCTCGGTGAACTCGGCCACCAGCTCGGCCTGGCCAACGTGACGGGAGACTGCCTCGCGCTGGGCGTCCAGGCCAAGGCCAGATTGGCCCTGGCGGTCGGTGGAGACACGGTAATAAGCTACATATTTGGTCATGATCATGCTCCGATGCGGTTCTTGCGGTTGATGACTTCGCTCAGACGAGTGCCCTGCTGAACCTCACGCATAGTGTCAAAGCCCTTTACACCGCAACCAGGGTCATCTAAAAACTCATAGTCATCATCCAGGGTGACAATGATGCTGTTGCCTTCTGCACGCTCATCGTCGATGTGAGCGATCCACAGGCGGGTATTGAGCAGGTTGGTAATGGTTTTGGATGTCATGATCAGGCCTCCACGCTGTCGAGCAATGCATCGAGCTTGGCATTGAGCGAGTCAACTTTGCGTTGTGCTGTAGGCTTAAGAAAGGTCTGACGGCCAGAGTGGTAGGCCTTGTCGCCACCGATGTAGTTGGTGGCTGTGTGTTCGATGATCGCAATCTGACGCTCAAGGTCAGCGATCTGTTTGGCTACTGTTTTCATGTTTGAACTCCTGTTTCTCGGTGGTTCTGGTATTGCACCGTGCAACACCATGACCAGATTATAAACAGGTTCTGGAATGGCTGTACAACCCCCAAACGAATCATTTTCATAGGTGTTTACCCTAATATGTAGACAGTGGCCATGGCCGGCCATTATGATGTGCGTCATTGCGACATACGAGGGCAACATGAGCAAGCAAAACAAACCATTCATGATTCGGCTACGGCCAGAGAGCCGGGAGCTGTTGGATAAGGCGTCGGAAGACCAGCGGCGCTCGAGGGCCAGCATCATTGACGAGCTAATCCGCGACGCGCTCACGCCCCGCTACGCCGATGTGAATGACCGGCTGCAGCGGCTCTTCCAGGGTGGCCAGCGATGACACCGGGCGACGCACAGACACTGCTCGACATGGCCAGGCAAGGCGTGCAGCTCCCAGAAGAGGTGATCACCTGGGCGCTGACAGTCACCGGCGATGCGGTGCAGAGCAACTGGGCAGCTCGCCAGGATGTGCTCGACTTCGTACAGGCGTTGCGCCAGGAGGGTCTGCTGTGAGCGCGGTCATCCTGGCCCTGGATCTGGGCACCACCACGGGCTGGGCCTGCAAACCGCTGGATGGCCCCATCGCGCACGGCTGGGCCTCATTCAAGCCTGGCCGCTATGAGGGCGGCGGGATGCGGTATCTGCGCTTCAAGCGCTGGCTGACAGAGCTGCACGGCACGGTCGGAGAGATCGGCGAGCTCTACTTTGAGGAAGTACGGCGGCACAACTCCACCGATGCAGCTCATGTCTACGGTGGGCTGATGGCCACTCTCACCGCTTGGTGTGAGCTGCACAGCATCCCCTACTACGGTGTGCCTGTGGCCACCATCAAGAAACACGCGACGGGCAAGGGCAATGCCGGCAAGCCGGAGATGCTGGCCGCTGTCCAGGCCAAGGGCCACCCCGTCACCGATGACAACGAAGCAGACGCAATCGCCCTGCTCTATTGGGCAATGGAGGAAAACGATGAACGATGATCCTGTATTGGACGAGTACGACGAGGCCTTTCAGGAAGGCTACAAGCTCGGTCACACGCATGGCTCGGTGGAGCTACACAAGATGCGCGACCACGCACTGTTTCTGGCCCAACAACTGTACGCAGAGCGGCAGAAGGTCAAAGACCTGCAGGAGCTGCTGGATCGCACCAGGCAGATCGCGCTCGAGCTCGACCAGAAGGCCATGCGAGGCAAGGCATGAGGGCTGAGAAAAAGAGCATCGCCAGGTCAATCTACAGTGGAGAGACTCTGGGCCAGTTCTTTCAGCGCATCCACTCTGGCGGTGGCAGGAAGCCCCTGCGCTCACTCAAAGAGCTGGCCGACGAGTTTGGCATCAAGCCGCAGAGCTTGAAGATGCACATGCAGGTCGATCCAAACGCGCCAAAGCCAAAGTACGCGACAGGCGGCACCGGCACAACACAACGCAACACCTGGTTCGACCCCGAAGAGGTTAGACGGTGGTGGAAGGCCAGATGAATGAAATGCCCCGTCTGCAAAGCCTGGGTCAACTGCATCGAATCCAGGCCAAAACCCAATTCAACTCGCTACAGGCGCTACGAGTGCGCCAACGGGCACAGGTTCACCACGCTAGAGACTGTGGCCAGGATCTTAAAGACCGACAAAAAGGCGGCACCAGCATGAGCCTGTCGAACCATCAGATCTTCATGCTCAAGCACTTCGCCATGGGCTGGCGCTTCAAGCTCGACAACAAGAAGCCGGGCAGCTGGTCGACCTACTGGTCGCTCAGACGCCGTGGGCTGGTCGATGCTGGCAGCGTGGTCACAGACCAGGGCCGCAAGGTGCTGGCCAAGGAGCTGCAGCTGCAGGCCAAGCGGGAGAGCAAATGAAGCTGCCATGGAAACCGCACAGACCCAAGCACACAGGCCCGCTGCCAGAGAGACAGACGCTCGAGCGGGCAGCCGCCAGGGAGCTGCTGACCACCTGGGAGCACACCAGGGACAAACAGCTGGTGGACAAGCACCTGGCGCGCATGAACGGGCTATACGGGCAAGGCGCGGAAGAACGGATCAGGCAGTACATGCGAGAGGTCAAGAGGAATGAACGCAGTGAGTGAACCGCAAGCATTCCAGCTGCCCAAGCAGCCCAGGATCAAGCAGCAGGAGCCGCCGCCAGATCAGCGCAAGCTCGCGGTCATACCGATAAGGGCATGTACAGACCAGCAGATGACCCTGGGCATGATGCGAACCCTGCAGCTGGTGTGCAGCTACATCAACCGATCAGGCATCACCTGGGTGAGCCAGAAGACCCTGGCCGAGAAGCTGGGGATAACTCAGCAGGCCATCAGCAAGCATCTGGTCAAGCTCACCAAGGCCGGTTACCTCGAGATCGTCAGGAAACCCAAACCAGGCGAGAGATACACCACCTGGCGCGTGGTCTTCGACCCGTCCATCAGCGCTGAGGATGCGGTGGCCATCACCAGCAGCCTGGAAGACACCAGACCACCCTACATGAAGGAGCAGCAAGCCAGAGAAGCGGAGCAACCAGACCAAGAAGGCCAGCGCAGGATCGCCCAGCTGCTGGCCAAAGCACTCAAACAACCTGTAACCAAAAAGGAGCACACCATGCCAAAGACAGGCCAGACCAGAACCGTGCAAAAGATGCACGAAGAGATCGCCAAAGCAGGCAAAAAAAGGAGCCAGAAGGCGGCTCACACACAACCTCCAGAGGTTGTACCTGGAGAAGAGCCTCACGCACAACCTTTAGGGCCTGTTTCTACAACCTCCAGAGGTTGTACAGAACGACAGAACGAGGAGGTTATATACAACCTTAATGTTCTGCACAACCAACAAGTCGAAAGATTGAAACAAGCTGGAATGACAACCGAACAGATCCGAGCAGCTGCTGACACGCTGATCCCGATCTACAAGGCCGAGGGACTGAACCCGACCGCCGACCTGCTGGCTGACAGCATCCTGCAGCTGCACCTGGACACGAACCGATGAACACCAGCAGGAGGGCCGCTAGAAGGCCGCAGGAGGCGCGAACGCAGGCATGGGCAGGCATGGGTAGCCACTCGACCTCCCAGCGCGTTGTAGGCCGTTTAAATCGGTCTGTCCTGAAAACCAAACGAACGTATGGATTTTGTACAGGCCAGGGGGTGCTGCCGGTGTACGGAAGGCAGGGGGTAGGCAGGCGTGTCGCCCAGGCAGCCGGTCTGCTGCAACGCGCCTGTCAACGCGCCCGGTATCGCGCTCGCATGACGCCCGAGTTGCGCGAGGCACCCTTGCCCCTCCCCCCTACCGCTGGCGGTGCGGGGGTTCCTCTGAATTTTTCCCCCACTTTTCCTGAATCAGGGTTTTCCCCCCTTTTTTGCAATTTGTTGCAAATCTCTGACAATCAACCAAAAGGAGTAATTGAATGGCATACGAGATGAGACCTGGACAGGGCAGCCTGTTCCGCAATGAGAAGAAGACCACGGACAAGCACCCGAATCTGAAGGGCAAGGTGATGTTGCCCAATGGCGAGGTGCGTTGGGTATCTGGCTGGACAAAGAAGACAGCGGCTGGTGACAGCTGGATCAGCTTGTCTGTTGGCGAGCTGGTGCAACAGCAAGGTGGTGGCATGGTGCTGGACAACCAGGCCAAGCAGCCTGGCACTGATGACGATATTCCGTTCTGACCATGCCGCGCCCAAAGTCACGCATCAGCGAGCAGATCCCAAGCCTGAAGAACTGGGGTGGCGTGCGCTCGATTGAGCGGCGCATGGAGCGATCCAGCACCATCGTGGCCAACCGTGAGGCGGTGGCTTACACGCTGCTGTGCATGGCCAACACGAAGCTGACAGACATCATGGAGTGGGACGAACAGGGCAATGTGACTGTGAAGCCCAGCTCCAAGATACCTGATCACGCGCTGCAGGCGATCAAGTCGATCAAGGTCAACGAGCGCAAGGACAAGGACGGCGAGATCACCAGGACGCTGGACATCGAGCTGTACGACAAGGTTGGGGTGCTGCGGCTTCTGGCCAAGGCATCCGGCCTGCTGGACAACCCTGACGGGGATGACAAGCCAAGTGTGATTGATGTCAATGTAGTGGCACCGCCACCGAGGAGTGAGCAATGAGCTTATGGGAACGAATATTGTGTGGGTTGAGGTTTCACCTGCCCGGCATGCGTCAGCGCCGTGACGGCAAGATGCAGCCCTACTGCCGACGATGTGGGAGGTTCATGTGAAAGACGAAGCATTGAGGCTGGCGTTGGAGGCGTTGAGACATTTTGAAAAAGCGGGACTCGCTACATTAAAGACGATTGATGCCATCACCGCCATCAAACAAGCCTTGGAACAATCTGTTGCCGACAGCAACACATCAAAAGAACCTGTCGCAAAAATAGAAAAAACGCAACATGAGCCGTTTGCTTGGTATGTGGATTTTGGCAATGACGATGAGCCGAATTATTTTTCCAAGACCAAGCCAGATGAGCTGAGAGCATTGGTCATACCACTTTACACCGCCCCACCCAAGCGCAAGCCGTTGACGGATGAGGAGATTTATGAATTGTGGGAGGATCATGTTGTGCCTGTATTTGGCAACCCTGTTGTTTTTGCCCGAGTCATCGAAGCCGCCCACGGCATCAAGGGGGAAGCATGAGCAGAACTAAAGAGCAAAGCAGCAAAGAGGTCAGCGCCGCTGGCCTGCGGTTCGACTTCTCTCAGTCGCCGGTCATCTATGACTTTTTCCAGAGCAACGCTTTCGTGCAAGGCATCATGGGGCCTGTCGGCTCTGGAAAGAGCTACGGGTGCGCGGCCAAGATATTCAAGAAGGCGATCCAGCAAAAGCCATCCCCGCACGACAACATCAGGTATACCCGCTGGGCGGTGGTCAGGAACAGCTACCCGATGCTGAAGACCACCACCATCAAGACCTGGCTGGATCTGTTCCCCGAGTCCACCTTCGGCCCGATGCTGTGGACGCCGCCCATCACCCACCACATCCGGCTGCCTGCCCGTGGTGACGCCGCTGGCATCGACTGCGAGGTCATCTTCCTGGCGCTGGATCAGCCAAAGGATGTCAGGAAGCTGCTCTCGCTCGAGCTCACTGGCGCGTGGGTGAACGAAGCACGCGAGCTGCCCAAGGCC